TTAGATTAAAGACCTTAAACTGTACAAATAATGATCAATCTGTACAAAAAATGATCAACTTTGTGGTAGAATCGGGCTAATAAAATCAATGAGTTAAATCTAAAGAAAGGGATTAGACCGGTATTGTCCCACAATATTGCGCTCTGAGATCTGAAGGGGCACCAAATTGGGTGTTATGCAGCTATATGCGGACACATTCAATACCATTGAGCGGATGCTTTATCTTATGCCAAAGGGGCACCATTTATCGGTGTTAACAGGTCACGCTACAGGCGGCTGTATAAGCTGTGGACAAGTATATGTATAAGCTGTGGATAAAGTGTTAGTAAGCTGTGGAAAAGAGAGGCCCCCCTCCCCGAAGCTGGCGTAATGTGTAGTATATATGTCTCTCTCAAAAAAAAATTACCAATTATAGGTGAAGCATGATTAGAATTATTTGCGATGAAGAAGCTCATGAAAGTGATATTGAACTAATTGAGTTGTTTGGTGTATCTCTTATTGATAAAGACAAGGATACAATGATTGATTTGCTTTATTTAGTTGAAGATAAGATGTCTAGTCAGTGTATTTGCTTTGAAGAGAAGTGTTGCTGCAATAAATGGAATTAAAAACGATTCTTATTTGCTATAAAGCAATGTTATATACGGTGATTATATGAGTAGATTAGGTAGCCCTAACAAGAACAAGAAGTTTCTGTTGGCTAGGCTCCAGGATATGTATGGCGAGCAGTTCCATCCTATAATGAAGATGGCTGAGGCTGCCAGTAAGCTAGACTATATAGCCGAGCAGGAAGGTGACGTTACTGCATTGACTGCTGCTTTGAACGGTTGGAGTAAGATAGCCGAGTATACAGAGCCTAAGCTTAAAGCTGTTGAAGTTAGAGCTGATGACTCTACAATAGTCAGGGTATCTCGTAGGCGATTTGACGGCACTACGGATGAGGTTGATAGTGATGCGGCTGATTTGTTGCTAGAAGAGGCTGTCATAGCTGAAATAGTTGGAGATGAAGAGGAACCAGAAGATGAGTAAGAAGAAACCTTTGTTAGCTGCGTTAGACAAGAAGACAAGAGAGCGTCACTTCCCTGAGTCTAATGGTGGTAAGGGTAGTCACGCCAGGAAGTCTACTGCCGAGACAAGAGACAAGTTTAAGTCTGGCTATGACGGTATTGACTGGAGCAAGAAATGAGTCAGATAGAATACTGTATGGGGCCACAAGGCCAAGTGTTGCAAGACTACTCTGACTGTCGTTCTCAAAACTCTTTTATCTGTGGGCCACTAGGCTCTGGCAAGACGGTACAGACTATCCTCAAATTGTTTGACCTGATGTGTGAGCAGAAGCCCGTGATGTCTAAGGGACACAAGAACTACGGTGTCCGGCTATCCAGGATCATTGCAGCGCGTAATACCTACTCTGAATTGTTTTCTACAACCATTAAAGACTGGCTAGAGATTCATGAGGACTTGGGGCCGTTTAGACAGGGCAATAAAGAACCCCCTACACATTACATTAAGTTCCGTTTAGAGGATGGGACAACCGTTCAGAGTGAGGTTATATTCATTGCGTTTGACCGCCCCGAGCACGTTAAGAAAGCTAGGGGTATCCAGACTACTTGGGTCTGGCTAAACGAGACGAAGGAGCACTCTAAGGCAGTCCTAGACATGCTGGATTTGCGTCATGGACGCTACCCGTCCAACAAGGAAGGAATTAAGCCTACACATCATGGAATGCTGGGGGACACTAACGCACCTGATGAAGATCACTGGTACTACAAGTTGGCTGAGATAGAGCGCCCTGAAGGATGGGTGTTCCATCGTCAACCTGGAGGCGTGTACAAAGATGGCGAGTCGTGGAAGATTAATCACAACGCAGAGAATCTGACTAACCTGCCTGACAACTATTACAAGAGAGGTTTAAGTGGTAAAACAGATGATTGGATCAAGGTTAATCTTGCTAACGAGTATGGCTTTGTGTCTAACGGTAAGCCAGTTCACCCTATGTATACCGATTCAGTACATGCGGCCCACATGGACTTCACGCCTAGTAAAGACACCCCCATTATCTTAGGATTTGACTTCGGTCGAACACCTGCTTGTGCGTTTCTACAGCGTACTTCGATAGGAAGGTGGGTGTGCTTTGATGAGATGGTACTGACAGACTCTGGTGCTATTGACTTTGCGCCAACACTCAAGCGTTATATAGAAGATACTTACCCTGATCACGAGTTTAAAGGCTGGGGTGATCCGTCTGGTGACAACAAAAACCAAGCAAACAGTGATACGCCGTTCCAAATTATGCGCGCTGCTGGTATTCCATGTTATCCAACCGAGTCTAATGACCCGTTAAAGCGTAGAGCTGCCCTGGAAGTACCTATGAAAGAGATGTGTATGGATGGTAAGCCTCGCTTTGTTGTCCTACCGAAAGCTTCTATGATCCGTAAAGGTCTTCAGGGTGGATTCTGTTACCGTAGAGTCCAGACATCAGGCGAAAGATACGCCGATCAACCCGATAAGAACGAGTATTCTCACCCAGTGGAAGCCTTAGAGTATGGGCTACAGGGTGAAGGTGAGGGTCGGCAAGCACTACGGCGAGCTGGTGGTTTTAATAAGCCTCATGTAGCTAAGGTTGGCTTTAGTGTTTTTTGATATTTATGTTGTGTTTACCAATGATGATGGGAACTGGTGGTCAAGATTATTACACCACAGGATTAAGCACTGCTATGTAATTGTGCCTAGCATGAACTGCTCTATTGTCCACTCAAAAACTACAGGAATATTTGACCTGTATAATGAATCTGATATAAATGGTATAATCGACTCTAATTCTATAGTCATGGGTTATAAGCAAAAGTCTAGCTCAAGATCTTTGTTTATGCTGAACACTTGCGTAGGACATACAAAGCAATTACTGGGTATTGGCAATCCATTTATATGGACTCCGTATCAACTTTATAAATACTTGAGGAAGCATCATGGGAAGCAGACCAAAAGCGCCTAAGCCGAGTGCCGCTGATACGGCAATGATTATGCGGCAAAGCATGGAACTAGATAAAACAATAGCTACTAACGAAAAAAGACTAAAGGCTATTAGTCGAGGCAAGTTAGGGTCAAAATCTCTGCTTGGGACTGCGGCAGATGCAGCAAGAAAAGAAGTTGGAGATGGCTCTTATAGTGCAAATGCTACGATGCTTCCAATGTCTTCAGGTAAAGGGATGATTGGTAGAATACAAAACAAGGTGACAAAGAAATCAAATGAAAGCATTAGCTATTCAGGAGAAAAATAGTGGAATTACCTAAAGAACTTGGATCGCTTAGAGACTTGAAGAAGCGAGAAGCCAGCGCATTCACCAGGAATGGTATGTGGACTAGCGTACTTGATGATTGCTATGAGTATTTTCTGCCTAACAGAAATCTTTTTGATGACATCATGCCTGGTCAAAGCAAGATGGATCGCATATTTGACTCAACTGCTTTAGAAGCTATCCAGCAGGGTGCAAGTAAGCTTCAAGAAAACATTGCCCCCATCTGGTCTAGGTGGGCTACATTTGCCCCATCTGAAAGAATTGTAAAAGAGCTTGAAAGCGGTCAATTTGACGTTACGGAAAATGACATTAGAACCAACTTAGAGGATCAAGCAGAGGTAATTTTTGATTATATTAACCGATCAAACTTTGCCACTCAGTTTTACGAGCATGCTTTAGATCTTCTTGTTGGGACAGGTACACTACGCATTGATGAAGATGACAATGACGATATGCCTATTATTTTTAGTGCTATTCCGCAGAAAGGAATTGCATTTGAAGAAGGCCCACACGGAAATGTGGAAACACACTGGCGTAGATTTACAGTAAAAGCGCGTAACCTTGAGCGTAAGTGGCGCGGCTTTAAGCCATCTGATGCCATGAAAAAAACCATTGAACAGAAACCTGACGCTGACGTTGAGCTTTGCGAAGGTGTAGTCTATATGCCTAAAGCTAAAACTTATTACGGCTGTGTATGGGTTAAAGGTGAAGACCAAATTAGCTGGATGCAGGACTTTGGAAACTCTAGCCCGTGGGTAACTGGCAGATACTCTAAAGTGTCTGGCGAGATTCGCGGACGAGGCCCAGCATTGCAGGCACTGCCTGACGTAAAAAGTCTAAACAAAGCTAAAGAGTTTGTTTTGCAGAAAGCGGCTATTGATTTGGCTGGCATGTACACAGCTACTGATGACGGCGTAACCAATCCTTACAACTTAGTTATTAGTCCAGGCATTGTTATTCCTGTAGGATCTAACAACTCAAGCAACCCATCTATTCAGAGACTAGATACTGGCTCTAACTTGCAATTGGCTCAATTCCAAATCAATGACATGCAGATGGCTATTAAACGTGCGCTGTTTAACGATTTGCGTGACCCTTCTGGCGCTGTTCGCTCTGCTACAGAGGTTGCTATTGAGTCTCGTGAGCTTGCAAAACGCATTGGTTCTGCTTTTGGTCGCTTGCAAACAGAGGTTTTGGTTCCAATTATTAAACGAGTAGCTGCAATCTTGACGCGCCGTGGTATTATTTCTCCCCTTCAACTTGATGGCAGAGACATTGACATTAAATTTATGTCGCCTTTAGCCAGAGCGCAAGACGGCGAAGACATACTTAGTGTTCAACAGGCTGTGTCTTTTGTAATGCAAACTGCTGGGCCAGATGCTGCTAAGGCTGCCTTTAAGATTGAAGACTTTGGTACATGGGTTGCCGGTAAAACAGGTATGCCAGGAGAGCTAGTTCGCAGTCAAAGTGAAAAAGCTCAGATTATTCAGGCTGGTGCTCAAGCTGCTCAACAGGGAATGGACGTTGCAGGTCAACCACCACAACAAGGTCAAACTGCTCTATGAGTTGGGATACAATTAATAAAGGCGACTTTAACGCCACTAAAGCAAAGCAAGCCAATGACGCAGCTAGAGTAAAAACTGCTGAGTTGGCTAAAGCTTACAACAGGTGTTTTGGCACCGATGACGGTAAGCGTGTGTTAGCTGATTTAACACAAAGATTTATTTTCCAAAACAATACATCCTTTGGTTCTGAGAACCCTAACTACGAAGCCGCATACCATAATGGTGAAAGCGGGTTAGTTCAATTTTTAATCAATCAAGTACAGCAAGCAGAAGTACTATAGTTACCGTGGAGGTAATATGTTAGATAATACAGATCAGGCCGCAGAACAAACAACTGGCGATACCCTATTAGATTCAGCAGCTCCTACCCTTAGTGATGGAGAGTATTTTCTTACAGACGGTATTAAAGGGGCTGGTGACAGCCCTGAATGGTACAAGTCAGACAAGTACAAGTCTGTTGCGGAGCAAGCTAAGGCTTATAACGAGCTGGAAAAGAAGTTTGGCAGTTTTACTGGCGCGCCAAAAGACGGGTATGCAGGGCCAGAAGGAATTGAAGCTGACGATGCTTTGTTGCAAGAGTTGACTGAATTTGCTTCTAAAACCAATATGAGTCAAGAGGCGTTTGGCGAAGCATGGGAGCTGTTGAGTGCTCAAAATGGAGCCGCAGAAGAAGTAAGTCGCGAAAATGAAATTGCAAAGCTTGGTCACAATGCAGGCGAGCGCATTAAAAACGTAGAAGGCTTTTTGAAAAACAGCTTAGACGCAGAAGATTACGAAAATGTAATGGGTCTGGTTACTGATGCAAGGTCTATTGAGCTTGTTGAAGCGCTGGTTAAAGCTACTTCTCCTGTCAAGCTGCCCATTGACGGCGGTGAAAGTCCTACTGGCATGACTTGGTCTGACATTGAAGCGGAAATGTTTAAGAAAGGTAGTGACGGGCAGTTGCTCAGAAGCATTGATTTAAATCATGAACGTAAAATACAGAAGATGATGCAAGATTTTGGCGGCAGTAAAGCTCACGTTCGCACATTCGGATAGATAAAAAAAGCCCTG